TATGATGATACGGCTGGTTCTATCGGTTTATATGGTATAGCTCAAGATTACAGATTTAATATAAATAGATAAATTTATGGAAACTTATAAAGTAAAGATTAAAAAAGATATTGAGTGTAGAGAAATACAATATAAAGAGGGAGAAACTTGGGACGTTGTAAGAGCAGTTTATAACTTTTTAAAGCATAATAACGCAATAGATAATAAAAAAAAGCAATCTAAAAAGGAGAAAAACGAAGATACTCCTTTAGATACAATCAATAATTAATTAATTAATATATAATAAAATGGCAATTTTTAACGGAACAGATTTAATATTAAAAGTATCTCCTAGTAGTGGAGGTGCTGAAGCGAAGCTAATGCACTCGCAAAATGTATCATTATCTATAAATGTTGATACAATAGATATAACAACAAAAGACTCTGCTGGATTCAGAGAGCTTTTAGGTGGTACTAAAAGTTTTTCTTTAAGTGCTGATGGTCTTATGGACTTTTCTGCAACTGCTGGAGATACTGATGTATCTGAATTATTTGACCAGATGCTAGATAGAACGGCAGTAGATTTTACATTTGCTTTAGCTACTCCAGCTGGTTATACAATTACTGGAGATGGTTTTATAACTTCTTTAGAGATTTCTGGAGGAACAGAAGATGCACCTACATACTCTTGTTCAATAGAGGGGACTGGAGTTTTAACTAAAACGGCAGTATAATAATATTTATCGTTGGATTGAGGTTGGAGTTTATTCTCCTCCTCTCTTCAATGATAATTAAATAATAACGATAAATAACGATAAAATGTACGAAATAGTAATAATAAACGGAAAAGATTATCCAGTAAGATTTGGAATGAATGCTTTAAGAATGTTCTGTAAGGATACAGATAGAGCTTTAAGCGATTTAGATAAGTTAGGAGAATCAATGAGTTTAGATGATGCTTGTTTTTTGATTCTAAACGGAATTAAGGACGGATCAAGAGTAAGCGGTCAAGAATGTTCTTTAACAGTTGAAAGTGTAGCAGATTTATTAGATGAAGATTTTGATGCTTTAAATAAAGTATTGGAAGTGTTCTCTACACAATTTAGTGCTAAACTTGGAAACGAGGGAAACGTGAAAGCCGCAAAGAAGAAGAAAGCGGCAAAGAAATAGACTGGGATACATTAGAGTCTGTTGGTTATGGGCTTGGATTGTTGCCTAATGAATTTTGGAATTTAACTTTTCACGAATTTTTTTTAATTCAAAAAGGTCGTAATGACGTAATAGAATCTAAAGAAAAGAGAGAATGGGAAAGAGTAAGATGGTTAGCTTGTTTAATGTTGCAGCCTCATACAAAAAAAGGGCAAAATTTAACTCCTCAAAAACTTGTAAAGTTTGAATGGGAGAAAGGAGAAGAGGTTAAAGATGTTGAGAAACAAAAAAAGCGAGCTGAATATATAGCTAAAAAATACGATTTAATAAATAAAAAAAATGGCTGAAAAGAATTTAAGTGTAAAACTATCTTTAAACGATAAACAGTTTCAGAGTAGCTTAAAAAAATCTACTAGAAGTCTTAAAAAATTCGGAGCTAGTATGCAAAGAACTGGTCAAACAATGACTAGGAGCTTGACTTTGCCAATAATAGGACTTGGAGCTTTAGCAGTTAAGTCATTTGATGCTCAAGCAAAAGCAGTAGCTCAAGTAGAAGCTGGTCTTAAATCAACTGGAGAAGCCGCTGGATTTACTTCTGAAGAGCTGCAAAAGATGGCAGCAGACTTACAAACTAAAACTATTTTTGGAGATGAAGATATTTTACAAAATGCAACTGCTCAACTTTTAACATTTACAAATATAGCTGGAGAGCAATTTGCTAGGACTCAAGTAGCTGCATTAAATTTATCAACTCGTTTAGATGGAGATTTAAAAAGTGCTTCAATTCAATTAGGTAAAGCTTTAAATGATCCAATTGCAAATTTATCTGCATTAAGTAGAAGTGGTATTCAATTTAGTGAAGAGCAAAAAGCAGTAATTAAATCATTAGCTGAAACTAATAGACTTGCAGAAGCTCAAACTATTATACTTAATGAATTAGATAAACAATATGGCGGAGCGGCAGAAGCGGCAGCACAAGCTGGATTAGGACCATTTCAACAATTAGGAAATCAATTATCGGATGTAAACGAACAACTAGGAGCTATTATAGTTGAGGGAATAGAGCCATTAAAAACAATGCTTAAATCTTTAGCTGATACTCTTTCAGGAACTTCAAAAGAAACAAAAGAATCGATTGTTAAATTTGCAGCTTTAACTGCTATAATAGGACCAATTATAATTATACTTGCAAAATTACTAACTGCATTTACAATATTAAGAAGCTTTTTTTTATTAAAACTTTTACCAGCTTTAAAATTTGTTTTTAATGCTTTTAAATTATTAACTCCCCAAGGAAGAATTATTGGACTAGCAATAGCTGCCGCAACTTTACTAACTACTAATTATGATAAGGTTGTAGATGTATTTGATAGAGTTAAACAGGCTATTTTTGGAGTTAAAGAAGAGTCTAAAGGTTTAAATTTTGATAATCAAAATATAACTCCTGACTTATCTATTATTGGAGATATGAGAAGCGGAAAAGCTATTAATCCAGTTACTGGTAAGCCTTTCTTTACTCCTAAACCAAAACCAACTCCAACAACTACAACAAGAACTAGAGTTAGCACAATAGACAAAATAGAGCCGAAAAAAATTAAACAAATTTCTATTGAGTTTAAACATTTAGCAAAAAACTTTAAAATAGCGACTGCCGAATTACAAGATTTTAGCCATCTTATATCTACAACAGAGCAAATGGCAGCTAATATTAAGGGGTCTTTTATGAGTTTTGGCAATACTATACAAGGAGTTTTTGCTCAAGCTTTACAGAGTTCTGACGGATTTTTTAATGCTTTTGTAGATGGTGCTAAACAAGCTTTTCAAGCATTATTAGCTCAATTAGCAGCTATGTTAGCAATGAAAGCTATTTTAGCAGCTTTAGGCTTTGGTAGTTTAGATTTAGCAGCAAATTTTGCTACTGGAAAATTAATGAACATTTTACCTTTTGCAAATGGTGGCTTAGTAACTGGACCAACTTTAGGACTTGTTGGAGAAGGACCAGGAACAAGCATGAGCAATCCTGAAGTAATAGCTCCATTAGATAAGCTTAAATCAATGATTGGAGAAAGTGGAGGAGGTAATGTTCAAGTATTCGGAACGATAAAAGGATCAGATATTTTATTAAGTAGTGATAGAGCTAAAAATAACAGAAACAGAACAAGAGGCTACTAATGGCAAGAGAGAAAAAATTTGAATGCAGTTTTAGAAGTGATAGAGGGGTTTATTATCGCTTAGATATTTACGATAATGAAGCTACAAACGATACTTACTATACTCCTGATTTAAGTGTTAGAGGGTTTGATTTAACTTATGAAACTGACGATAAAAATAGATTTACTGGCTTAATTCCATCTGATTTACAATTTGATTTATTAATTAGTTCCAATGCTCAACAAGCTTTAATAAATGAAATAAAGATAAGTATTTATGGAAGATGGCAAGTTGGATTATATCGCTCTACTGATGATATTGCTTATGAGTTGTTTTGGGCGGGAAATTTATTAAATGATATTAATCCAGAGCAAGATTTAGACTATCCAAGAGAGTTTACTTTAACTGCCGTATGTGGTTTATCTAATTTAAAAGATATTGAATTTAATGAGGGAGTTGGATATGATACTCCATCTACATTTACTTGTTTACAATATTTCAGAAATGCTTTTATAAATCAAATTAAAACAGATACTTTTTTTGCTTCTAATGACAGATTTATTAGAACATTTGTAGATTGGACTAATGATGGTATAGGGCATCAATCAGACAGAGATCCATTAGTTTACTCTCGTTTTAATTTTATGGCTTTTGTTGAGTTAGATGATGATGGAGCTAAAAAATATTCTAATACATTTGATTTATTAGATTCTATTTGTAAGACTTTTGGAATGCGTTGCTTTTTTAGCAATGGAGATTGGAGATTAATACAAGTAAATTATTATAATTCATGGGAAACTCCTAATACTCAATTTTATAGATATTATAATCTTAATAATCCAGTTACTGGAGTTCCTGATTTTCATGGCTCTACAAGTTCAGTAGTTACAGAGGGAACAACTTATAAAAGATTAGGAGGAGGAGATTTTGATTATTTACCAGTATTAAAAGAAGTAAGAGCAAATTATGATAGGCTTAAAACTTTTAATCTGCCTTTTTTATGGTATTCTAATAATGGTGATGAAACTACACAATTTGACCCTAATTTTAATGAGATTCCTTTATGGAATGGATATAGATATAATAATCTAACTTATTCTGGAGTTGGATTTGATATAAACAATAGTAAAACAGATAATTTTACTGCTTATTTAGGAGCAGTTACCGCAACAGATAACTCAACATTAAGATTTAACAGAGATTTCAAATTAGAAGCTTTAGATGCTTTTTTGCCATCTTCATTAAATGCTAATATTTTAGAAATTAGAATTTCATTAAGATTTAGATTAGTTGGAGCAAGTGATACTAAATATGCTTTTATTCGAGATGGTGTTGAACAATGGCACAATATATATCCTGATTTTGCTAGCTCATTAGTATTTACTTCTATTGTTGAATTAAATAATAATAACTTATTTAATAACTTTACTAACAATATAAATTGTGAAACAGTAAATATCCCTTTTGATGGAGATTTATATTTAGATGGATATGCTGCAATATATTATAATTTATATGCAAGTAATAATTCTAATAATGATGCTATTCAAGTAACAGAAGCGACAACTGATTCAGATAATATTATTTGTTATTCTCCTCCAGTATATTCTCAAAATGAAGGGGTGCAATATTTAGTAGATGGAGAGCTTTCTAATTTAGAATATTATAGAGCAAAGAATGCTCCAGGAGGTACTAATGTTAAAACTGGAGTTATTTACGAAGTGCCTGATTTATTTATTGGATCAGCTCCTAATGGTGTTGGAAGATTAGAAACATATAATTTTACTACTTCATCTTGGGATGCTTTTGATCCAACTTGGAGAGCTTTTAATACTGGAACTGGAGTAAGAATAACGGAATTATTAGTAGAACAAATATTAAAAGGTCAGAACAAAGGAGCTAGGATATTTAACGGAGAAATTAAAACTACTGATAATAGTAATTTACCTTATTACTTTGGAATAGTTATAGATGGAACTACTTTTATACCTTATCAATGTACTTTTAATGGTAATTTTGATACATGGAGCGGAGAATGGTATGAAATAGCTTTAAATAGTACAGGACAAACAATATCAACTGGAGTTGATACTGGTAATGAAGTTAATAATGAAGTAAGCAATGTAAGTTTATGAGTTCAATTACAAATTATTTAAGAGCGGAGGCTATTGCAGTAGTATCAGAGCAGCCTACAAGTGCAAAACTTAGCTTTTTATCAGTTATTCCAGGAACTGCAACTAGAACTCTTTTATATAGTGGCGATGTTGTTTTAGTTGTATGTTCTACAACTGGTAACTCTTACGAATTAACACTAGACGCTAATTTTAATTTTAATAGTACAAGAATCTATTTTAACTCAGTTACTTTAGAGGAGGTTGTTCCTTTAGGATCTTACATTGTTTTAAGTAAAGATTATAAATGGAATAGTTTATTTAGAAAAAACTCTTTAAATCATCTACATTTATACCAGCAAGGTAATACGCATGGCAACGATTTATTAATGGCATTTACTCAATTTAATTTTAATGTTAATTCGGGAGCTATTTTATCAAGTGGAGACTCTAAAAATAATAACTGGGGAGCTAGATATGGCTTTTTAAATGCTCCTCACAATGGTTGCCAAGTAGAAAGAATAAATTATAAATTTACTACTAACGCTGGAAAAAATGAAGTTTTTGTGTTTAGCTTATGGAAAAAGCCAGTAACAGAAAACGGAACTACTGCAACAGCTTTAACTTTAATAGATAGTTATAGTATGACATCTCAAAATAATGATTCTTATGTGTTCTCTGCTAGTATTACTCCAAGTTTAGCAGATGGAGCTTTAAATGCTAATGATGTAATAATACCAAGTATAAAAAAAGAGGGAACTAAAGTAAGCTCAACTAAAATGTATGGAGATATTGAAATATTAACTTCTTTCGATCCTAGAACTAGCGTAATTTAAAAACAATGAAACAATTTATAAAAGAAAATTTAGACGTATTTAGTATTAACACAATTACAATAGGTTTTAGTTTAACTCAAGTACATACAATTTTACAGATTATAGCTTTAGTTGTAGGAATATTTTACACTATTGACAAAATAATTTATTTTAGAAAAAATAGAAAATGAGTAAAGATAATTATAGAGATACAACTTTAATTAATAAGTATAAAGATTTAGTTAGAAAGCCTAGCTTAAGTTTACCTTTAGTAAGTGTTGCAACAGAAGAGAAAAGAACTAGAGCAGAATTATTAGATATATTAGAAGATTTATTTGATTCTGAAAATGATTTAGGAGATGGAGTTATAGAGGAGCAGTTACCAATAGATACAGAAAGCTTTAGAGCTATGATGCACATTCTTATAAAAAGTGCTTCTAATACTTTAGATGATAGTATAGGATTAACTACTGCTCAAGAAACTGCTATCGCTAACAATACAAATAAAGTTTCTCAGGGATTAACTACTGCTAATCATACCTTAGACTTTAGCGTTGTTAATTCTAGAGGTTCTTATTCATTAGTTTTTACCATTGTAGATAGTTCAGGAAAAAAGCCAGTAACTAAAACTGCAACATTAGCTTTAAGATAATATGAAATATTTTAAGATAGAGGAATTTAATTGTGATGGAGTTATTTGTTACGATAAAATGAATCCAAAACTTTTAAAGATGTTGGATCAAGCAAGAGAAAAAGCAAAAACTCCATTTAAAATTACAAGCTCCTGGAGAAGTCAAGAGAAAAATAACGCTTTAAAAAATAGCTCTAAAAATAGTAGTCATTTAAAAGGGTTGGCAGTAGATATTGCTTGTAATAATGGTTTAGAAAGGTTAAAAATATTTTCAGCATTAATTACTACTGGTTTTACTAGAATTGGAGTTAGTGATTCTTTTCTTCATGCTGATATAGATGATACTAAAAGCGATTCTATATGGACTTATTAACTAATTTATTTAGTGGCTTATTTAAGTCAGCAGAGGGTATATTAGATACCACCATTACAAACAAAGAAGAACTCCAGCAAGTTAAAAACGAGCTTCAAAAGATAGTAAACGAAGCAGAAAAAAACGCATCTAATCAAGTTACTGATAGATGGAAATCAGATAATTTAAGCGATAATAAATTAAGTAAAAATATACGTCCTTTGTCATTGATATTTGTAACTGTTGTATTTGTTATAATATCATTTATGGATGGTAATGTAGGAGAGTTTAAATTAAATGAGTCTTATATACCAGTTTATCAGACTCTACTACTTTCTATTTATGGTGCTTACTTTGTAGGAAGAACGATAACTAAAATCAAAAAATGAGTAAACGATATAGACTAAAAGAAGATGAATGGAAACTAATAGACGAATATAGAGCAGACAAAAAGGCTAAAAACTTACTAGCTGATGAATGTGATGAAGCTGGCATTGATGTTAATTCTGTTTCTCATTATTGGTATAAAAGTCAAAAGTTTTCAATTTTTGCAAAGCCTAACGAATTTACAAGAAATGAATTTTTAAATTCTATTGAAAATTTAATTTCTAATTATTCTCCATCATATCCACAAATAGACTATCCAAAAAGAGAAGATGGACATTTATTAATCATAAATCCAGCAGACGTACATATTGGCAAGTTTGCAGACTCTTTAGAAACTGGAGAGGATTATAATATAGAAATAGCTAAAGAACGTGTTAGAGAGGGTGTTAAAGGTATTTTAAGGAATGCAGAGGGTTATCCAATAGAAAAGATTTTATTCTGCATAGGAAATGATATTTTACATACCGATAATGTCGGAGGATCAACTACTAAAGGAACTCCACAAGATACAGATAGCAAATGGTTTAGACACTTTACAGAAGCTTTAGAACTTTACGTTGAAATTGTAGAGATGTTAATTCAAATAGCTCCAGTTGATTGTGTACATTCAATGAGCAATCATGATTATATGAGTGGATTTCATTTAGCTCATGCTTTAAAAAGCTGGTATAGAAATACTGATGCTGTTAGTGTTGATGCAGAGCCTAAACATAGAAAGTATTATAATTGGAAGAATAGCTTAATAGGATTAACACATGGAGACGGAGCTAAATTAAATTCATTGCCTTTACACATGGCTCAAGAAGAACCTCTAATGTGGGCAAATACTAAATACAGATATTGGTATTTGCACCATTTACATCATAAACAAAGATATAAATTTATGAGTAGTTTTGACAATATAGGAGTTACTGTTGAGTTCTTACGTTCTCCTAGTGGCTCTGATTCTTGGCATTATCAAAAAGGTTATACTGGATCAATTAAAGCAGTAGAGGGATTTATTCATAATAAATATGGACAGATAGCACATTTAACTCATATCTTTTAATATATTTGCTTTTTGATTATTCCAATCAATTTTGTGTAAGTTTTTTGAGAGTCTATTTTAATTAATAGGCTCTTTTTTTGTCTTAAAAATAATAAATATTAATCTTTTTTAACTTTTTTATAAAATTATTTTAACCTAGTAAAGTTAATTTAATTACTTTTTTTTGTCTTTTTATTGTTAAAAAGTTTGCACAAAAACAAATATTGTTTAATTTAGCAAAGAATTTAAAACACTAACTAACACTAAATTAAAATGAGTACAAAAGATTTATTAATAATGCAATCAATAGCAGAGTTTAGAAAGTACAAAGAACTAGAACTTAACAAGTCTAAACAAGAAGAAGCTAGAAAAGACTCTAATATGGCTTATTATCATAAAGGTAAAGCAGATGGTTTAGAGCTTTTGATCCAAAGATTATTACATATAGAAAACTCAAAGTAATGGAAAGAGAAGAAACAGCACTAGAATTAATCATCGGAGTTATATTAGTATTTTCTCCAATTATATTTTTATATATTATTTTATCAATTTAAAAAACAATGAAAAAATTAGTTAAATCACTAAAACAAGATGGCTCTTTTGAGTCGCAATGGGGAACATTCTTTAAACACATAATAGAGTTTGAAGATGGAATGATTGCTGAGTATTTAAGCAAGTCAGAAACGCAAAACAAGTTTATTGTAGGCAAAGAAACAGAAGTAGAGCTTACTAGCAGAGAGTACAATGGAAAAACTATTAATAAGGTTAAACCAGTATCTCCAGACTTTAAACCATCTAACAACTATTCTAACAATCAATCTAATAATAGCAATGTACAAGAGTTAATAGTTAAACAAAATGCTCTTACTAATGCGTGTAATATCGTTGGAGAGTCTGATATATCTAAGATTTTAGATATTGCAGATGCTTTTAAAGAATGGGTATTAAATGACGTAAAACCAACTAAAACAAAAAGTAATGATTTACCATTTTAACAAAATAGATAGGAAAAGAGATTTAGACTTTCCTGGCTCTTATTGTTTTAAAAGTGCTTTTCATAATGTAAGCTTATTTTCACTAAGTAAAAAAGCAACAGAAATAATAGACAGAGAAACTCATTTAGAGGTTATTGTTGCTGATTGGTATTTAGATCCTAAAGAGGGAGAAACAATTAACAGAAAAGCTAAAGAATGCGAAAGATTACAAGAATCATATAATTTATTAAAAAAAATAGAAGATGAAAGAAAAAAAGAAAAAAGTTGATGATATTTTAAAAAAATCTCATTTAGTTATTAATGATTCTTCTGGTATTGATATTAGTAGAACTCAAAAAGAAGCAGCTAAAAGAGAATCTAGGAAGATTTTAAGAGAGTTAAAGGATATAAGTCCAGAAATTTATAACATTGTTAAAGAAGAGTTTAATGGATAGATTAGAACAAATTAAAAAGACCGCTTGTCTGGTTAATAATATAACATTAAATCAATTAGAAAGTAAAACTAGATTGAGACATATAGTAGATGCTAGAAGAATGGTTTTTAGCATTGCTAAAGAAATTTTAGAAATGCCTTATACTACAATAGCTAGAAATTTTTGTATGAATCATGCCTCTATTATTCATCATGTTAAGCAACATAAATCACTAATGGATTGCGATATATATTACAAAGAGCGATATAATAGCATTTTAGAGCTATTTAAGCACGAAATAGGATATACCAATACAGAAGAACTAATCGAAGAAATAAAAAGGCTTAAATTAGAATTAAATAACAAATTTAAAGAACAGTAAAACAATGACTAAAAAACTAACACAAAAAGAGCAAGTATTAAATCATTTAAAAACATACGGATCACTTACTAGCTGGGATGCTATTATGGAGTATGGAATAACTCGATTAAGTCATCATATTTACTGCTTAAGAAATGATGGATTAATTATACCAGATGAAAGAGTACAAGTTGAAACTAGACTAGGAAGAAAAACTGTAATATCTAAATATACTTTAAGAAATGAAGTTAATTAGAGTTAAAAAGGATCAAAACTTTACTACTATTAATAATGAGTTTATCTTCAATAAGAATTTAAGTTTAAAAGCAAAAGGTTTATTATGTCATATCTTAGCTCTACCAAACGATTGGACTCTATATGTTGAGGAGGTTGGAAACTGGCACAAAGATGGCAAATCTGCAATTTATTCAGCTTTTAAAGAGCTTACTGCTAACGGCTATATGAAAAGAGAGCAGATAAGACAAAATGGAAAGTTTAAAGGATTTGATTATGTAGTATTTGAAAAACCGAATTTAGATTATGCGAAAACGGAAAAACCGAATACGGAAAAACCGAATACGGAAAATCAGCAACTACTAAATACTAATAATACTAAAGACTTAATTAAACTAAATACTAATAATAGTAAAACAGAGAGGATTGAATATCCTTTTGAGTTAAATGTTGAGGCTTGGGAAAGCTGGAAAGACTTTAGAAAAAAAGAATATAGAAAGTCTTATAAAAATTTAGGAGAAAAAGCAGCGATTAAAAAACTCCTTAAACTAACTCAATCTAAAGAAGAACAAGCTTTAATTCTGGAGCAATCAATGGAAAACGGATGGATCGGAATTTTTGCTCTTAAAAGCGAAAAAAAGAGAAAGATTAACGATTTAATGAATGAATATAATAAAGGATTAGAAATACTAAATAAACAATTTGATGACTAAACAAGATACAATAGATTTAAATTTATTATTAGCAACTTTTAGATGCTTTAATGAGCAGCTTTACAATTTAAAAGGATCACATTCTGGAATTGTAAAATTAAAATTTAACAGACTAATTAAGGTCGCTAATCAATATGAAAAAGAAATAGTAAAATTTACTGATAACAGTAAAGAAATGGAAGATATTTACGATGAATTAATGGATATTTTAATCGAAGTTAAAAAGCAATCTAATGAATAAAGTAGTTAAAGAAATGTTTGAGAAATCAAAAAAAGATAAATACAGAAAAGCAAAAAAGATTAAATGGGATATGTATTTTTTGTATATGGGTTATTCTGCTCCAAGAGAAATAATGAAAAACAAAAGTAAAATTTGATGAATAGATATGAAAAATTAAAAAGTAAATATCCTTTATATCATAGAAAAACTAAAGGATGGGAAAAAAAACAAGAGTTACTAATTAAAAAAATTAGAATTGAAAACAATATAATAAATTACAAAATTTTTAATTCTACTGCTAATAGATTAGATGAAAACATTAATAAACTTTTTAAATTATTATGAAAGATAAAACTAAGCAAATCTGGTATTTATATAAAAACGATTTAAAACAATTAAAAAACGATTGTTATAATATGCTTCAAGAGTTATTTATCCAATTAGGACAAAAGCCAGAGTCGGAAATGGTTGTTATTTTAACTAATACATTTGTAGATGATTTAGCTACTAAATATTCTTCAATGGAGTTAGAGATGGTTAAATATGCTTTAAATAAAGGATTAAGAGAAACTGATCCTCCAGTCTTTATTAATGTACCAACTTGGAATAAGTTTATAAGAGATTTTAAAAGCTCGGAACAACTTAAAAGACAAACTAATCAAATAGAAGAATATAGTATCTACAAGAAAAGACTGGAAACAATGGGAAAGCAACTACAAAATAGAGAAGTTAAAAAGATAGGTAAATGAAGATTGGAAGTGATTTTAGTGGAATAGGAGCTCCAGAAATGGCTTTAAAGTATTTAGGAATTGATTTTGATTCTATTTTTGCTTGTGAGATAGATAAATATGCTAGACAATCATTTGAGCAGTTACACGAGCCTAAAACCTTTTATAATGATATAACTACAAGGAATCATAAAGAGGTTGAACAATTAGATTTGTATGTCGCTGGGTTTCCTTGCCAAACTTTCTCAATGGCTGGTAAAAGAAAAGGTTTTGAAGAAACTAGAGGAACATTATTTTTTAATGTAGCTGAATTTATTAAAGAGAATCAGCCAAAAACATTTATTCTTGAAAATGTAAAAGGCTTATTAAGCCACGATAAAGGGCGAACCTTTCAAACTATTGTAGATATTTTAAGTAATGGAGGGGGTACTCAAAACGGACAAATAAGCCTAGATATGTTTGAAGATGGTTTAGGCTATCATATCTATTGGAAAGTATTAAACACTAAAAACTATGGTATTCCTCAAAACAGAGAAAGAATATTTATAGTAGG